TTTCGATTCACGACTGATGAGGCAAAGCTGTTTCAGCTCTGGTTTGTGACAGTCATCAATAAAGGTGTTGACGAGTTCACAATGCCGATCCGAACTGAGTTCGGGATGATCGAGCACACGTGCAGGTTCTTGCCTGACTCGCTCATGCCAGCGAATGACTCGGGTGACGTGTGGAGCTACACCGCGACAATCACGTCCAAGAAATTGAACATCCCAGCGCCATTTGAGGAGGCTGGTCCAATCATCATCGAGCTACTGCCTGACTGGGAGGATGGCGGTTCAATTATTGACGAGGCAATGACGCTGGCCATGCCGGAGGCTTGATGGATAAAACAGAGTTCTACGGCACCAAGCGACCTCTGCCGGAATATCACGCAATCACATTCACACACCCGGTGTTTTCATCGCCCATTCGGTTGGTGGCAAATCAATTCGCAGAGGTCACCCTGGCCGGGAATGTCTACACCCCGGCTCCGATGACATTGAAGCCACCGGAGCAGCGAAGCGATGCGCAAGCTCGCCTAACCTTTGCATTTCCTCGTGCGGTGGTTGGTAGGGCGTTCAAGCAGCACCTAGACCAAATCGCGGCAAGCGGGAGCACTTCGCCTATCACGGTCACCTATCAAATTTTCTTAGGTGACAAGATCACGCCAGAACTTAGCTGGACTCTGTATGTGTCAGATGCTGGGGGAGTGGCGTTCAATGCTGAAAGTGTTCAAGTGACTGCCCTAGATGACAACCCAATGCGGCGTGGTGTTGGTGTTATTTATGACCCGGATGTGTTTGATGGGCTGAACGAGCTATGACGCCTGATGAGTTCATCACGCGGGCAATGGGTATGCCATGGGCCGACAAGCAATCAGGGTGGGATGGGTCGGACTGCTACGGGCTTTTAATGCTGTGGATGCGTGAGGTCGAGGGGGTTGCAATGACCCTGGAACCTAGATTGTCTGTGGAGTTTGGCGTTGGTTCTAGCCCTGTCGGATGGGTGGAGATTGAAACACCCGAGCCATATTCAACGGCATGGATGACATGGAGGGATGGTGTTCCAACTCACTGTGGGATCGTCCTGCCCAATGAGATGTTGCTGCACAGCGAACATCACGACAGAGATGGGGTTGAATGCGGTGGTGTGAGGGTAACCCGTTTGAGTGTCATCAAGCGAGCGTGCGGGAAGATCAAATACTACAAGATGGAATCATGAAACTCATCATTTACAAAGACCCTGCTGGTATCAACGGGAGCGAGATGTTTGATCTTGACCCGTCTAAGACGTTTCATGAAAACATCGCCAGCCACTTTAGTACCGGCGTTGGCTGCACGATCGCAATCAACGGGCGAGAGGTTGATCCGATCACTGACACTGCGCTTGATGATCTACCTAGTAATGGTGATGTTTTGTCGATTGTTAGCCGCCCAGGATGGGAGGGTGTAGGCGCCGCGCTCTATTACATCTACTATGCAGTGATGATTGCGTATGTAATTTACGCAGTCACAAACAGGCCAAAAGCTCCGAATGCAACATCTGCCACAAGCAAGGATTCACCAAACAACTCGCTAACTGGTCAGACAAATATCGCCCGTGTCTATCAGGCTATCCCGGATGTGTACGGGTATCGGCGCGTTTGGCCCGACTTGATCCAAGCATCTACGATTGAATACATCGACCAGCTTAAGTACGTCACAGAGTGGATGTGCATAAGCCGAGGTGTTGGGACTATTACAGACGTTAGATATGCTGACACGCCAATAGCAGACATTGATGGTTCAAGCTATGAGATTTTCCAACCAAGTGCCGGTGCCGGATACGCTGAAAACCGCACGACGACAATCAATGATGTTTATCAGACATACGCGAGCCCGGAGGTTAACGGGCAGGAGATTCCAGAGCTTAAAAACGGTGCTCAAGTCACGTCATCGGCAAACGTCAGCGCAGCGGCAGGCGTTGGCATCGCATTCGTTGTCGCAGATGGTGCCCAATGGGATGAGCTGAAACTATTGTCTGCTGGTGGTCATGTAATCTATTCTGATTCGTACTACACGACACCGACCAACTTAGAGATATCAAGCATCTCAGTTGGCGGAGGAAATATCACTGTTTCGTTAATAGACCCATCGCAACCAGGATCAGGAAGCGGAACAGACACAATCAATGTCATACCAGTAAATGCGCACTACACGACGCTAGGCCCGTACACAATGACCACAGAAGGTGACCAATTGTGGTGGTCTACCATCTTCCCGCGAGGTTTAGATGGCACGGTACAAATCAAAGCTGAATGGTGGAAGATCAACGGCTCTGGCGTTGAGATTGGAGGAACTCGGCAAAACACGACGCACAGCTACACGGCTTCTACATTCAATGAGCTGTACTACACAAAGAAAGTAACCCCTTCTGGCGGGAATGGTAGGTATCGAATCCAATTCACGAGGCTAACTCTAGTCGTCGGTGCAAACGGGTCAGGCACTGCGAAACTAGAGGAGGTCTATGCCGTCAAATACTTTGCGACGAAAACTCTCCCAGGATGCACGATCATCATGGTGACTACTAAAGCAACATTGTCAGCTACCGGTTTCAGCGACCGCAAATTCAACATGCGGTGGAATCGCCACGTTAGAACTTTGACGAGCGACACTGTTTCAGCTTCTCGCAACTTCGCAAGGGCAATGGCCCACATGTGGACTATTGCTGGCAATGACATTGCAGGGCTAGACACGACTGCACTGCAAGCAATCAACACAGAACTAGGAGAATCAAGCGATTTACTTAGGTTCGATGGATCGCTAGATGATGCAGATATCAGCTTGGGAGAGCGACTCCAACTGATGGCTTCAAACGCCAGATGCCAAGTATGGCGCGACGGAACAAAATGGACTGTTAGCCGAGAACAGGCACGTCCATGGCCGGTGATGCAACTAGATTACAGAAATCTGGCATCGAATGGTGATTCGTCGATCGCTTATGCGTCACACCTACCTGCATCAAATGACGGTGTAGAGATAGCCTATGTTGACGAGTCAGCGCAGCAAAAACGGGCTTATATCAGATACAACACAAGCACAGGCGTACCAGTTGAGGGTAACGGGTCTAACCTCCGAAAAATCCAGCTTCTTAGCTGCGCGACGGAATCGCAAGCGCGCAACCGAGCGTTGGTTGAAGCGAGGAAACTGATTTACTCACGCGTAACAGTACATGACACGGCCCTATCTGATGCCATGACACTGGGGATTGGATCACTTGTGCGTTGGATTGACCCTAACGACTTCGGCGGTGATGGCCTGCAAGCTGGCGAGGTAATAGGAATCAATGGGGCAACTATCACGACGAGCGAGCCGCTAGATTGGAAGGGGCAGCAAACCGGGCGAATGTTGTTTACGGGGTCAGATGGCCGCACGATCGTCGGAGCCATCCAGGCCACCCGCACACCATCTGAAAACAAAGCCATATTGGCTAGCGTGCCGACTGGTCTATACGTATCAGACTCAGATCGACAACTTGGGAGCCGCTACGCTTTCGCTGTTGGTCTGACACAGGCAGAGATAGAGAGCGCTGGTCTATATACCGTGACAGAGCTGCGCCCCAATTCTGACGGTACCGTGTCCCTATCATTGGCCCAGTACGATGCCCGCATCTTCCAGGACGACTAACCAATGGCAGCAACACCGACGACCAACCCGGTACCAAGCACAGATGTAAACGATCTGTTGTTTAACGCTGAGAAGATTGACCAAGCCGTCAATTCATCGGCGCTTGTGTACACAGACCGGCTCGGCGTAGAGCGAATGACGCTGGCTGGGGCGACGACTGCTCTTGTGTCAATCGTAGACCGTGGCGCATGGGTTACTGCTACCGCATACGCCGCCCGTGATCTTGTTTCTAGCGGTGGTGACTATTACTTGTGCGTTTCTGCGCATACGTCTGGTGCTACATTCGCAGGCGATAAGTCTGCTCGGTGGCGCGTATACCAGGGCGTTACATCTGTCGAGATGGCCGCTTCTAGCGGTTCCGCGCTTGTCGGCTTCATCCAATCCGGCACCGGCGCAGTTGCTCGCACTGCTCAGGACAAGATGCGGGAGGTTGTGAGCGTCAAGGACTTCGGCGCGCTCAACAATGATGGCTCGACAGATGATTATTCTGTGTTTGCACTTGCTGCTGCAAGCACCGCAAAATTCATTGATGCGCGAGGATTAAACTGCCGGATCGGTTCGCAGCTAAATATCCCGGCAGGACAAGTGTGGTTGCTTCACGGATCGACGTTCACATTTACCGGCACAGCATCAACAATGTGGGCGGCAACCAATGTTGATAATTGGGCGCTGATCGGCCCTTTTACGATCGTCGGCGATCTTGTGACAGACCCAGGCACTGGAGTTAGTTCAAAGGGGATTTCTGTCTCAAATTGCGCAAACTGGCGTGTTGTCGATCCGACAATCAAGAATGTCCGTGGGTACGGTATGCATATCGCCCCTGGTGCAAATACGCGAGCACGCGGAGATGGTGGGGTAGTTGTTAACCCGAAACTTGATGCGTGTGTATGGGGTTGGCATGACGACCCTGGAAGTGCGGCAGAGTATGTGACTGTGATCAATGTTCGGGCGATCAGCAATGCTCAAGCTGGCATTGAAACCTCAGCCGGAAATGTTAACTGGGTCGGAGGGCACGTGATTGACAATGTAAGGGATGGTGTCCGCGTCCAAAATGGATCAAATCACGCGCATGGGATCATCAACGGGCTAAACATCAATCACAATCCACAGTACAACGTAGTTTGCACGCAGGTACTTAACGGCCAGTCATTCGATGGGTGTCACATTTACGGGAATGGCGGGTCGACCGGCGCCATTTTCTTGGACAAGTCTAAGGGTATTCACTTCAATGGGGGTCACCTAGACTGTCAGGTATACAACTACAAGGACGGGTCATCTGGGATAAACGTCATCGAGAATATGTATCTCCCTGGATCGTATGGTGTAAATCGACAAGCAGGATCAAATAACGGTCACGATCAGTTGATTTTCAGAAACTGCTGGGGCCCTGGTGTTTATCAAACATCTGGCGGGGTTGAATCAGCAGGCGTGTCACTCAATGATCCAGGACTATGTTTCGCGTTTGTTCAGCGTGATGCAGCATCAACGCAATCGCTTACCTCTGGTGTATCTGCGACACTCACATGGTCTAGCGCCCCCTTCCCTGATCGTCGTGGAGCATTCAACCTAGGCACTGGTACTTTTACTGTGCCATCAAACTCTGCAGGACTGTATTCCGTAGACTTTGATTTACTTTTCGGCGGCACAGCGATGAACGCGGCCACAAGCTATGTCGAGCTCAAAGTGAATGGAAGCACTAAGAAGCTATTCACGTCATCTATTTACTATACGACAAAGCTGCAAATACAAGGGTCATTGAGTTTGCAGCTTGCTGCTAGTGATGTTGTAATCGTCACAGCCGTGATTGTAGGTACGACACCTAGTTTTGGTGATTCGACGTGGCCATCAAATTTGACAATCAATAGGATTGCGTGAACATCATGAAACTCCTCCTCTTTTTCCTCTCTGGATTCGCTGCGTGCTACCTCTTAGGCGTGTGGCGATACCGCAAAACCAACCCTGGCGCTTCGATCGTTGAAGGCATGGCGCAGACTCTCGGCACTGCATGGCGCCCGCCTAAGTGAGCCCAGCCGCTCTTTTGCTTGCCATCATCGCGGCGTTCTACGGATGGCAGGCTTTCAGTGATGGCCCCCTAGCTCATTACGTGCTAGAGGGTATGCTTCTGGCCGTTCTACTCGCTAAAATAGCACGAGACAACGGGCGCAAGTGGTTCGCTGTGTGCGGTTTAGGCGCTTTGCTAGGATTGTTGCAGGCTGGGTGCGGGGTTTTCTACAAGTGGGACAGCGCGGATTTTGTTTGCGACACGACCACTGGGCGCCCTGTGTCCATGGTTGTGGCGATCGGCGCTGTTTTGGTCGGTGTGTCACTCATCAGGGGGAACAAATGAGTGTGACAGAGCAGGGTGCAACGGCTGTGGCCGCTGGAGTAGCTGCGGTGACTGTTGGGCTATTCGGGATCGCGCCGCACGCGCTTGTAGCGGCTTTCGCTGGTGGGTGCATCGGACTGCTGTTTGCGCGCGAGGTCGGCAAATACAAGGCCATCGCGGTGTTTCTCGGGGTCGTATTCGTGGCCGCGTTTGTCGGCACCTGGATCGCAGAGGCCCAATATGCCAAGAGCATGGAGGCCCGCAACGCAATCTCAGGGATTCTCGCCGCCGTGGCGCACCCAATGCTCAGT